GAGGCGAATCGCCTCAGCGAAAGCTGCTGGCGAGTTGGAAAGCGTGTCGCGTACATAAATACACGGCGGTGTGTTGCCGCTGTAGCCCCGCGTTTTTACCTGTCAGCTGGGTGAGCGGCGGGGCGAACACAACTTTTTAAGGAGGTTGCAAGGATGCTTGTGCTATCGAGGGAAAAAGACGAGTCCATCACGATCGGTGAAGGCGACGACGCTGTCACTGTGATGATTGTTAAGGCCGGTCACGTTGTCCGGCTGGGAGTTGATGCACCGCAACATCTGCGGATTATGCGGACGGAATTGTTAGATAAAGGGGGTGAGGGATGAAATTGGAATGGACGTATGAGGGGCAGGGTTTATGGCAAGCGGTGACACCATGCAAAACGCATATCATTGGCCTTAACTCGGACGGGTTGTATGAAGCGGCCGACGGAACTTACAGCTCCTTCATCGACGCACAAGCCGCGTGCCAGACTCGCGAGGATGTTCAGTGTGGGGACGTTGAGCCGAAGCGACCAGCGGTCAACATCACCGGGCCGTGCATGGGAAGGCGGCGAGATGGCGAGGTGGTGGAGATTGACGCGAATCACCCTGACAGTTGTTGGTTCGACAAGGGTTTTGTGTGGCGAGACAAACAAACCCAGCTGACATACAAAACGGACGGGTGTCTGTTTTTAAATGGTGATCAATGCGGCCTGGACATCGTCGAAACGTGGCCGCTGCCAGAGTCAACACCAGTTGAGCCGCCAATCAAACGCGGCGAAATCCTCAGCCGCGATCTGGAGCCGATTATCGTGCAGCTCGAAACGGATGTTGAGCAGACGATTGCGGATTTAGTTAAGCGGGTGCAGCGGCTGGAGGCTGGGCAAACGCGACCGGATGGAGGTCAACTATGAGTTTACTTAGCCAGGTTGTATCAGCAAAAAGAACACGACCACGGCGGATAATCTTGTATGGTGTCGAGGGGATTGGTAAATCAACATGGGCAGCGGGATCGCCGTCACCAGTGTTTATCAGCACGGAAGACGGAATATCAGATATTGATGTCCCATCATTTCCTCAGGCACGGTCTTATTCGCACGTCATGCAAGCGACGTATGAACTTGCCAATCAACAACACGAGTTCAAAACATTGGTGCTAGACTCATCGGATTGGCTAGAGAAGTTTATATTCACCCAGGTGTGCGACACGACAGGTGCCAAGAGTATCAATGATCCATACAACAATGAGGTCAACTACGGAAAAGGCTTCACGTTGGCAATGGGGTTATGGGATGCCTGGCTCGAACTGGCGAATCAATGTCGCGAAGCTGGTATGAATATTGTGCTGATTGCTCATTGCCACACACCGACATTTAAAGACCCATCCAGCGATAGCTACAACCGCTATGAACCAAAGATGCAAAAGATAATTTCGGAGCGTCTGCGTGAATGGTGTGACGAAGTGTTTTTTGCCAACTATGAGACGTACACGCAAGAAAAAACAGAGGGATTCACAAAGCGTATCGTGGGAGTTGGCAATGGCAGCCGTGTATTGCACACAACGGAAATGCCAAGTCATAAAGCAAAAAACAGGTTGGGATTGCCACCACAGATTTCAATGAATGCGGCGGAATACTGGTCCTATGTAGAAGGAAAAAATAATGGCCAAAATACTAGCGAGTGACTTACAGCCAGATCCGGTTGTCAGTCCGGTGAACGGGGCTCTTGTCGACATGGAGAGCAGCGATGAAAAGTTGCGTGCCTATAAAGATGCTGAAGAGCTTGAACGTCAACTGAGGTCGTTTAAGGCTCGATTGCGTGACTCACTATGGTCCGAAACTGTCGAGACAGAATCAAAGACACGGCACATCCTGGGCAAAAGATATGAGGCATCAATTGTTGAGCAGGACGCCAAGCCAAACGGGACTGTGCTGCGTCAAATTATCCGGCATTTCCCGGAAGCCGCTGCAAAAGTTGTGGTCCCAAATGGCTATCGGTTGGATAAGCAGCAATGGAAAAAGATGCTCGCGACATCGTCACAGTGTGATGACTTCAACGCGGTCAAAAACATGGTGCAAGAAGCAGTAAACAGCGGAACCGTTCCGCCACCACGAATCACTAAAATCTCTGAAATTAAACGGGAGAGCAGCGATGGTTGACTTAGGTTTTTTAGGTAACGACTTCGACGCAACAACGGAAAAGGAGATCAGCTTCGAGCCGATCCCAGCAGGCGAATATAAGGCCATTGCTGAGAATTCAGAGATGAAGACATCTCAGGGAGGTGATGACTATTTATCGGTCAAGTTTGTAATCCTCGAAGGCCAATATAAGGGTCGAAAGATTTTCAATAACTTTAACCTGCGGCATTCAAAAGCGAATGTTGCAGAGATCGCCAGAGCAGAGTTTGCGGCGTTTTGCCGGGCTTGCAACAAGCCTAAGCCGACCGATACGGCATCTTTGCACAATGTGCCGATCATGCTGAAGGTTGGTGTTTCGAAGCGGAAAGACACTGGCGATTTACAAAACAGTGTCAAAGGGTATTCGCGGCTCGGTGGTGGTCAACAGCCAACGCCAGGCGGTTCACCTCAATCATCTGCACCGTGGAGTCCCCAGGGATGATGCAGTTACGTTATTACCAGCGGGCCGCTATTGATGCGGCATACGATTATCTGCGTCAGTCACAGGGCAATCCATGCATTGTCCTGCCGACTGGTGCGGGTAAAACGCCGGTGATTGCCACCATCATCAGTGATGCGGTCAATCAGTGGGGTGGTCGTGTGTGTGTCCTGGCTCACCGAAAAGAGCTCTTGGAACAAACTCGCGAAAAAATCCTGCTGATTGACTCATCACTTGATGTGGGTGTGTACTCAGCATCTCTCAAATCACGCGACAAGCATAACGCAGTCATCCTTGCTGGCATCCAATCGGTCTACAACAAAGCGTGCGACCTGGGCAAGTTTGATCTGATATTGATTGACGAGGCTCATCTCATCCCGCCATCTGGTGAGGGGATGTATCAAACATTTTTACAGGAGGCGTTGGTTGTCAATCCTCACCTGCGAGTCATTGGACTGACTGCAACACCGTATCGAACATCAACCGGAGCATTGTGTGGGTCAGACAATATCCTCACTGAGGTCTGTTATGACATCTCGATTCCTGAGTTGATTGCGGGTGGGTTTTTGTGCCCATTAGTTTCGAAGCGAGCACACAAGACTGACACTGGCCAGCTCCATGTGCGTAAAGGCGAGTTCATTGCGGCGGAGGCCGAAGAGTTGATGATGTCGATCCTGGGCGAATCTGTTGCAGATTTACTCAGCAGGACAGGAGACCGAAATTCGGTTCTGATATTTTCGCAGGGTGTCGACCATGCCGAAAAAATTGCTGAGCGAATCGAAAGTCGCGGCGAATCTGTAGAGGTTGTTATTGGAGAGACATTGCCTCGGATACGTGAGTTGTCTATCAATCGATTCCGGAGAGGCGAGCTAAAATATCTGGTTAATGTGGATGTACTAACAACCGGGTTTGATGCCACTAATATCGATGCAGTGGCGTTGATGCGGCCAACGATGTCACCAGGTTTGTACTACCAAATGGTTGGCCGTGGACTGCGTATCAACGATAACAAGTCAGATTGCTTGATCTTGGATTATGCCGCCAACATCGAACGGCACGGGCCGGTTGATTGCATCATCCCACCAGACTCGCGGCGATCTGGTGGTGGGAAAAAAGATTTTGAGGCACCGACGAAAGAGTGTCCGAAGTGCCAATCCATGATTAGCATCTCATTTGAGCGGTGTCCAGATTGTGGTCATCAGTTTGAGACAACACGCAATGACATCAAGCATGATGCGGCACCGGCAGACAACGAGGTACTGAGCAACGGGACGGTGACCGATACGGAGCTGGAAGTCACTGATATCAGCTATCGTGTGTGGGAAAAACGAAACGCATCACCAGATACGCCGAAGACGATGCGAGTGACGTACCACTGCGGAATCATCACCGAATACAGCGAATGGATTTGTGTTGAGCACAGTGGCTTTGCTGGCGAAAAAGCTCGCAAGTGGTGGAAATCTAGGTCGATGGATTTGTTTCCGGAATCCGCTCAACACGCCGTTGAGATTGCCGAAGCGGGTGTC